AGTGACCGACCAGTTCAAAGGCCGGATCGTGTCGTTCGCCGAAGATACGACTACGGTGAACCTGCGCGGACAGAGCACCGACATTACGGGCAACACGGCTGCGGGCGTGCTCACAGTGACGGCGCTCACCACCGCTCCCGTATCGGGCGATACATTCAGTGTGACCTAACATGCTATGGCTCTTACACGACTTTCTCTTGACGGCTACGGTGCGAGGCGGACAGGGAGCTTTGCGGGGAAAGAGGAGTTGGTCGTTCCCGCACAAGAAGATGTCTGGCATGGTCGCCGGAGACATGATGAACCACGTCGCAAAGCCTGGCCGCTGCCTCCGCCACAATTCCCACTGGAGGACACGCCTCCCGCGCTCCTTACGTTTGGCGACAGACCACAGACCGCCCTGGAGCCGGTTTGGATGGAGACGGTGCGCCGAAAGCCGCGTGGCACGTATCGTGGACTGGTCTATCGCCCACCCATCGAGACGCCTGCGCCGGCGCCAGTGGTGCGTCCGCGTACACAACCGACCGTGCAGGTCGATCTTGCCCCGCGTCTCGTGCTCGATGAGACACAGGAACGGCGGCGCCAACAGCGACGACGTGACGAAGAGATGATTCTCGACCTGTTGATGCAGGACAAATTATAACCACGGAACTCTTTCCGGGAAGGAGCAGCATGGCAGAGGAAGTCAAAGAGTCTGGCGGAACTACCGCCATCGTCGAAGCCCCATCCTATTCACCACCCGCGCACGAACCACAAGGGCTAGAACCCACGCCCGCCAAGGAGGAGGCGAAGGAGACGGTTGAGAAAGAGACGCCAGAAGCCAAAGTCTCCAGCGTCAAACTCCCGGCGAGCATTAAGCCACCGGCCAAAACAGGACGGTTTCAGGAGCGTATTTCTGATCTCGTGAATCAACGTGATACGAGTAAGCGTGAGAACGAGCAACTGCGCGACCAACTCGCGCGCCTCCAAACGAAGACGCCGGCGGCTGCCACCAAGACGGCGCTTCCACCATCAGAGGCCGGACTGAATCCTGAAGACTTCACTACCTATGGCGACTACATTACCGCACTGGTCACAGATACGATTGAGAAAAAGTCTGCCTCTGAGAAGAGTCAGCAGGCCAAAACCGACTACGAGACGCACAAGCAAGAGCGCATGTCGGCGTTCAATGAACACGCAGCGCCACTCGCCCAGCAATATGGCGAAGGGTTTTGGGATACGATCACGGACCCATCACTGCCGATTACGGAAGCGATGGCCGATGCCGTCATGGAACTCGACCAGTTGGGTCCCTACACGATGCTCTACCTTGCGGCTCATCGTGACGAGGCCATGAGAATTGCGAAGATGAATCCGCGTGCGGCGACGATTTCCATTGGACGCTTGGCGGCGCAGTTGGATGCGGAAATCAAGCAGGGAGACGACGGAGCTGGTTCACAGGGTGGTTCTCCTCTGTCCGAGAATACAGGTGGCAACACGTCACCTGGCGGAGTGAATCAGCTCCATCCAACACCCGTGCCCACGCCACGCGGGTCATCACCCAATCTGAATACGGCCCCCAGTGACAAGGATACCGTCGATGAATGACTGCGCAAGGAAACGGATCGCTTACGACGGATTAACCCGAATGCGCGCTTTTATGGCGCACGGTGACTTGACATAGAACACAGAATAGAGTAGAGCGTAGTTCTCTCGCGCCCCGTCTCGCGCATCAGACGGCCTTCGGGACAGACTGCCACTCCCGCGAACACTGGCAGAGTCCACCTTTTCTAACCCGGAGGTTTTCCATGCCGAACACATTATTGACCCCCACCATGGTGACCCGCAAAGCCTTGATGATTCTCCATCAGAAGCTATCGTTCGTCGGCACCATTGAACGCCAGTACGACGACAGCTTCGCCAAGGACGGCGCGAAAATCGGCGCCACCTTGCAAATTCGGCTCCCCAGCAAATTCGTGTCAGCGGTCGGCTCCACCGTCACGGCATCCGATACCGTGCAAACCTCGGTCGCGCTGACCGTGGGTACCCAGCGCAACGTGGCGATGAACTTCCTTGCCTCAGAACTCACCCTCTCGATGGACGATTTCAGCGAGCGCGTCATTGATCCCGCGATGGCGGTGATTGCGGCGGGCGTGGAGAACGATGCGTTTCAGATGGCGCTCGATGTCTACCAACAGGTGGGCGCGCCCGGCACAACCCCGAATGCCTTGCTGACCTATTTGCAGGGCGCGGCACGGTTGGACAATTCACTGGCTCCTCGTACACAGCGATGCCTTCAGTTGGCCCCGCTCGATGCCGCGACCATCGTGGATGCCTTGAAAGGCCTCTTCCAGGACTCTCAGGCGATCTCGAAACAGTATCGTGAGGGGATCATGGGCCGGACCTCCGGCTTCGATTGGTATTCCAACACCCTGACCGCACGGTTCACGAACGGCAATCGGGTGGCCACGATGACGGTCTCAGGCGCAGGTCAAACAGGTGCCACCATCGTGCTGACCGGGACGATTTTGACATCAGATACATTCAAGAAAGGTGAAGTGATGACGTTTGCCGGGTGCAACGAAGTGCATCCTGAAACCAAAGTGAATACCGGGCGCTTACAGAAATTCGTGGTGACGGCTGATTCGATCGGCACGGGCACCACGGCGACCGTCGCCATCAGCCCCGCGATTGTCGTGACCGGTGCCACACAAAACGTGTCGGCCTCTCCGACTGACACTGGGGCGGTTGTGGTCGATGGGACGGCCTCACTCCAATACGGATTGATCCTGGCCTACTTCAAGCAGGCGTTCGCCATTGCGTTCGCCGATCTCTATATGCCGAAGGGTCTGGACTTTGGCGCACGGGAAGTGATGGACGGGATCTCCCTCCGCATTATCCGTGACTATGCCGTGCTGACCGACCTGATTATCACGCGCGTCGATGTGCTGTACGGGGTGAAGACGATTCGCCCTGAACTCGCCTGTCGCGTCGCGTCGAACTAACAGGGGTCTCCCTGGAGGGGGCGAGAACGTCCCCTCCGACTCAGGAGGGGGTCAGCATGTCGATTGCACATACGTTCTCCACAAACAAGCTCTACGCGATATTGATGAAGGGACGCGCCGACGAGTCCCCGTCACACCAAAGCCTTGCCGTGTACTCAAAAGCCGAGCAGGAGGCGTACCGTAAAAAGGGCTGGAAACCGGCCCGTGAATTCATGGAGATGGTCGATCGCGCACGACGAAAGGATCTGTGATGAGGTATCCATTCGGGACCCATCGGAGCAGCCATGCGAAAATATAGTGACATTGTATTGAGCCAAGAGGGCGGGATCATCGCGGGTGCGACCGTGACGGTGAATGTCGCGGGTGGTGGGCTCGCCTCTATTTTTGGCGATAATGTAGGGACCCCCAAAGCGAATCCGTTCACCAATGAATCTGACGGGTCCTTCAAATTTTACGCGACGAATGGCCGCTACGACATTGTGTTGTTTAAGTCAGGATTTGCGTTCGATAACACGGATACGACGGATGTGTTGTTGTTCGATTCGCTCGTCCCAGGGACCACCTATGTCGCCCCCATCTTTTCCGGCACCATTACTGGCACGTACACCTTGGGCGGGACGCCCAAGGTCCTTGCTACCGGCTCCACCACGCCGCGCTCGCTCACCGAACGCTTTGCCGAAGTCTTTACCGTAGAAGATTATTATGATGGTGCGATTCCAGGAGACTATACGGCAGCGATTGTGGCTGCGATTGCGGCTGCGGCCCCCGTGGGTGGGATTGTCGTGGGGTATAAGACCTATGGTATTTCGAGCACGATTACGACCCCAGTAGGCGATGCCAATGCGTTCCTCAGTGTGCAGTTAGCGGAGGTGCAGGTCCTGCCGTCATGGTCATCAGGAGTCACCGCCCCTGCGTTCCATTTTCGCACGCGACACGGACGACAGTATATCGGCCATCTTGATTGTGGCAAAATTGCCGCAGGGATGTTGTTTGAAGCCAACAACCAAGAGTTAGTAACGGGATGCGTGATTGAGCATTTTCAAACGTATGGGATTCAAACAGTCGCGGGGGCTACAGGGAACAGTACGTTTTACGGATTCACGGTGCGGCAGTGGAACCAAGATGACGCAGAATTTGACAACTACGCAGTCAATTGGACCGCCGTGGGTCTTGATATTGCCGGCAATGATGCGCAGTGGATTGGGGGATTCACGGCCTGGTCCTTAATCCCACTGCGGTTTCAGAGCACCGCCGCCGGGAATCAATTCCATGGGGTACACGTCAATCAAGGCTTTG